GTTTGCCTTGACTAAATTTCTTCTGAAGCTCGTTGTATGACTTGGCAAGGTTCTCCAAGTCCGGGCCTTCTTCATCGTTCCAGAATTTATCTGGATACCATTCTGGACGCTCAAACTCTACGTCCTCACCCTCTGGGGCAAGTGTTACCTCATCAAGTGATTGTGGGCCAGCCTCTGGCTGGATGTGTGAGATTTCTTCTGGCTGCTGGTTGTCCTCGCTTTGGTCTTCAACCTGCGCTTGGGCCATCAGTCCTTCTGTCTCGTTCATAGCTTCCTCGCTCTATCAATACGCCGCTCTATCTCGCGGACAAGTGAATTTTGCCCTTCCCTAGCAAACCCATGTGACGCGTCCTCACCGGGATACCAAGTGGGCTGCTCTATCGTCAGTGAACGCAAATGGTCATGTAGCTTCTGCCCATCCTCACTGCCGAATACGCGCAGATACAACCTGTCTATATCGTCTTGGTTGTCTTGCTGTGTCTTGCGTGTCTGCGGCTCTACTGAACGCAGACCGTCCCATCCTTCTACAATCATTGCTGTGGCTCACCCTGTTGTGCTTGTGCCGCCATCTGTGCGGCTTCCATTGCCTGCTGCATCATCTGTTCACGCTCTGCTGGCGTGGTGCGCAGTGATGCCGGGATACCCATCTTGTCAGCGACATGGTCAACGATGGCACTTGTCTTAACCGCCATCTGGCCTTCCGGCCCAAGCTGACCGGCTGCGGTCACCCATTGCAGTATCTTCTCGATGTCGCCCATGTTCTGCGCTTGTGCGATAGGCGCAACCGGGGTGACCTTGACCTGTAGCCCGTTCACCTCAAGCGGCAGTTCAATCAAGCCCCGTTCATCCATAACAGACAGCACCCGTGATACCAGCGGCATCATGGTTTCTGTAATCAGGCGACCGAACGCAGACCCCAAGTTCTGTGCCAGCTCTTGTGCGCGGAAACTGATTTCCGTTGCTGACCGGGCAGACATATTGTCATTTGGCAGCGTGTCGTCCAGCAGGGTCTTTTTGATATTCATGCGCAGGTCGTTAATGATAATCTGCGACACGTTAAAGTCGCCAGACCGTGGCAACATCCGCAGGCTCTCGCCCTGTGGTCCACCATTACGCGCCACCGGGATGATTGCACCGGGACGGATGCTGATGGTCTGCGGGTTCAACACGCCGTCATCAGCGGCTGTGTACACACCGGCAATAGACAAGCTGGCGTTCTTCAACAGCAGCTCAAGTGTCTTGTTCAACGTCTTGATGTCGGGGATAGCTGTGACCAGCGGTCCGCGTCCGTACACCTCGCCGGCGACCTTCATGTACCGCGCCACAATCCACGGGCTGCTCTTCAGCTTGCGTTCCAAGAGTTTCGCCTTGCCCTCTTTTTCAATAAGGCAATAGTGATATTCGTTTGTCTCTGGGTCAAACACGGTTGCGTCAATCAGCTCAACCTGCTCGGTCGGCTTTTCTTCAACCATGCGCTTGAGCTTGTCGGTCAGCTCTGCATCAGGCCATTGCTGTGTGATGGCCTCTGCCTTCATACGCAGGCGGCGATACACGTTATCGACCTTGCCATACGCACCCTCTTCGATGGATACAAGATACTGCGGCACCGGGGTGAAGCGAATTGGCGTAGTCTCGTCTCCCTCTTCAACCAGCATCACGGCAGTGCCGACAGCCAAGTCAAGCAAGAACTCACCCATAGCCAAGTCAAAGTTGGTCTGCCGCAGCAGGTCAAACATTTTCTCTGAGTAGATATCCAGAACCTGCTGCACCTCAATCTGCCGGTCTTCTGGGATATCCGAACCCGGCTCAAGGCGGCACCACTTTGATTGCGGCGGGAACAACCCGCTCTGAATACGGTTGGCAAAACGCTGTGTGCTGTTGATGGCTGTACTGTCGAAGACCCGTGCCATCTTGTTCTGACCGGGCGCGTTGCCGCCTTCGTAAAAACCGTCATACAGGTTGCGCTGTGGCAAGGCGAACTCATAGCAGTCTTCGTATATCTGCCGCCAGTTGTCCTTGCGCCGTTGTGCTAAATCATGCCGCTTGATGATGTCTGCTGCTGTCATCATGACTTTTTGTGCCTCTGTGCAAAGTTGCGCGCACTTTCTTTTGAGCGAAAGCCCCATGCGCGTAGGGCCAGACCCAACCGGGTTGGTGTGCCGTCTGGTTTTTTCTCGGCACCCCTCATACCAGCAAATCTGGCGGCAAAAGAAATGCGGCGCGGGTTGGTGCCGCGCTTGACCGGGGCTTTAAGGTTGGACCCCTCGGTGCGCTTGAAATGCTGACGCCCTGCCTCGGTCAGACCGCCCTTCGGGTTTTTGTGTTCCTTACGCATCTTTCTTTTTGCCCTTTAAGATATCTGCATCAGCCTTACGCGCACCACCCTTGCCGGATACAAAAGACTTGACCCGGCCCATTGCCCATTGGTGCGCCGATACTTTGGGACGTGAGCCGCTTGAGTAATACGCACCCAAGCCCCGGCGATAGACCTTGTTGAGCTTGTCTGCGCTAAACCGGCTGGAACCGGGGATGCCTTTGAAGCTGGGCATTACGTCTTACTCCTCTGCTCACTGATGCGGTCCATCATGGCTGGTGTCAGTAACCCGCGCTTGTACAGCCGCCGGGTGCGCTTTATCTCGGCGCGTGTCTTCTCAGGATTAGACGAACCGGCGACATACTTTTTCGGCAGGCCGCTCTTGTCCTTCGGGACGCGCTTGAACTTACTTGCCATAACCTTTTTTCTTCTTAGGCATCTTTCTTCTTCGCCATCTTTGACTTCATGTTACCCATTGCAAAGCGACCGCCAGTTTGTTTGGCGTATTCTTTAGCCGCTTTGAAACCCTCTTTGGAATATGCGAAATGGCGTTTCTTGCCATCCTTAGATGTAACCATAGGCATCAGCCTGCTCCTAATGTTGTCTGTGTTTCGCCACCTTCGCCGCGACCACCGCCAAGCAGTGACCGGCGACCACCAATAGCCCGTGCGCTACGCCGTGCCGCAGCCTGCCGCTCCCGGTACTCAGGTGTGCCGGGTGTCATTGCGCGGGGAACTTTTTTGCCCTGAGTATCCGCCAAGTCTGTAAACGCATCAGCCACCGGCTTCGCAACTGGTGCTGGCTTAGATTTTCCGATGATACCACCCATTACTGGCTCCCTAGTGTTTTTTTCTTGGTCATCCCGGCCTTTTCAACAGCCTTTGCGAATACTTGGGGCTTTTCTTTAGCTACAGATTTAACTGCCTTTGCCTTTGCCTTAGTAACCTTTTTCGCAACTTGTACAGATGGCACTTTGCTAACAACCTTCGCCGCAGACTTACGGCCCTTCTTTGACATCAAACCTAAAGCACCCATTACTGGCTCCCTAGTGTTGACTTTACGCCCGTTGCCGGGGTTTCACGTTCAGATGACAGCAACATACGCTGACCGCCAACACGGCGTGCGCGTTGCCGGGATGCTATCTGCCGCATCTTCTGTTCCTCTTGCGATTGCAGACGTTCTTCCTGACGCTGCTGTGCTTCGGCTACCTTCGGGTCAGGTGCCGGAGCTGATGGTGTTCTGCCGAATAGTGCGCCCATAGTTCCTCGCAAACATAACATGGTTTGAGCCGTCAGGACCGTAGCCCATCATCCGACCTTCCGCTTTGAACTTTAACGCATTTGCCCAGTGCATGGCAAGGTCATTCCGCTCATCAACTACCAACTGCAATCGATGTAATTTCATTTCGATTGCAACGTGATTAAACACCCTGATAGCACCCCGCGTAAGTGATATCGGGTTGATTTCAACAAGCGGTGTGGTCAGCAACCAGCCCTCGGCAACACCGCTCCACAGCTCTGTGAAGCCCCAGCAGCAGGCCATCTCGCCTTCGTACAGCGCGGTGTAACTATACGGCGCAGACGCAAACATCTTGAGGCGGTCGGTGTAATCCGGCAGTAACTGAAAATAGTCCCGCTCAAACGGCCTCAAGTCCATGTGCATGGGGTGGGTCCAGTGAAACGGTATGATGGTAACCTTGTTGTTACTAGAATACATCGAAATCCATCTTTGCGGTAAGCTGCTTGAACTGGTCCCGGCGGTGACTGTTGCGGGTCATGTTGCGGTGTTCGCTGCCCATCATCAGATACCCGTATGCGTCACCAACGTGCGAATGTTCGTTTTTGTTCGGCGCATCACGG